ATGGCTCTGCGCTGTCGGTCTCTGAGCTGGCTGCTGCCAGTGAGCAGCTAGGGGAGATGGCATGAGCGCCCCTGTCTGGACGGCTGGCTACAAGCCAACCAAAGACGACTTGAAGGGTCTGTACAACTACAGCTTTGAGACTGCTGGCGGTCTTGTGCTGGACTGCTACTTGGCTTTCGAAGCAGAAGAACGCGCTACTTACGATCACCCTGGTAGTGCAGCTGCTGTTGAACTGGTGTGGGCGCTGGTGGAAGGCGTTGACATCTCTGAGGTAATTGGCGACCTAGCTGCAACCATTGAAGAAGAAGCCCTGGAGGACATGGCGGTCCAGGCTGAACATGACCAGTACGACAAAGGCCAGGAACGCTACGAAGATAGGAACGCAATATGAATCACGCAATCAATTGGTGTCTTGCGGTAGCGGTAGCCTTGGTGCTGTCCACGGCCTACCTGTTGGATGGACCCTCTGACTACCAAGCTGCAATGGATTCAGACGCCAATGCTCGGGCTACTCAGCGTGAGCAATTGGCAATGGAGAAGTTCTCTCGCGCTGCACAGGCCATGTGCGGTGGTGAGAATGCAAGCTGGAGGCTGCTGGATAACGGCAGCGTTCAGTGTTTTACAAAACGTGGATACAGGACACAAATCAAATGAGCAACCTCAAGGACATTGACCGTAGCAAAGCGCCAGCGCATATGCAAAGGCTCCCAAATGTGTATCTCAGCCGAGATGCACGACAGTCTGCTGGCGCATACGTGGAGCGCATCAAGCGTCCTGGTGAAGTCAGCGCACCAGCTCTCAGCATCTGGGAGCGTGACGTCTATCGCTCCGGTGACGGTGACAGTATGCGGCAGGTGTCAAGGTCAGGTAGCTTGGATGCGTTTAGCTTGCCATCACGGGGGAATCGGACATGAGTGGCGGACATTTTGATTACAAGCAGCATTCATTGCTGGACATGGCTGACAGTATTGGCTCTGCCATTCTGATGAACGACAGCAAGGAAAAGAACGAATGGGGCTACAACATTGGTCGGCACTACAGCCCCGAGACCATTGCCGAGTTTGAGGTGGCGGTGAAGGCACTGAAGCTGGCCTATGTTTACGCACAGCGCATTGACTGGCTGCTGAGTTGCGATGATGGCGAGGATAGTTTCCACAAGCGGTTACAAGCACAACTGAAGGAGTTGACATGAACAACACAGGAGGCCCAGCGTTTCCGGGCTTGCACCCATCCAAAGAGTGCCACTTCCAAGACTCAGGCATGACCCTGCGCGATTACTTTGCGGCCAAGTTGATAGTGCAATGCATTGAGGTCTGCTCCACTCACACGCGGGCGGCTGAAGAAGCCTACGCAATGGCAGACGCCATGCTACGTGCGAGGGAACAGAAATGACACAACCAGAAGCCTTGCGGCTGGCTGACAAGATGAGCAGCTACAAATTGTGTAGCGGATACGCATGGCATTGTCACAAAGCCGCCGCCGAACTGCGCAGACTCCATGAAGTGAACACCGAACTGCTGGCGGCGTTGAAAGAAATGCTTGACGGTGAAAATAAATCATTCCGAGAGTTGTGTGAACAAGCCCGTGCAGCAATAGCTAAAGGAGAAAAGACATGAAAGACGATGAAGTAGAAAACCTGTTTGCCTACGGCTGGCTGGACACCGCCTTGGCTATTGTCCTCGCGCTGCTTGCGTTGGTGGCGCTGTCTTTTTTTGCGGGGTATCTGACATGAAAACCACCCTTAACAAAATCAGGGCGCACAGCCCTTGCACGACTGGCTGGGAAAAATTGTTAAAAAACTTAGGCAAGACTGAGGCAGACGACGAGCCTTTGGCGCTGACAACCATCCTTGAGTCTAACGGGCTTGACGATGCGCTGTGGTGCTTACGTGCTGTGGACGGACACGAACGTGAGATGCGCTTATTTGCTGTGGCTTGCGCTAGGCGTGTGCAGCACCTGATGACTGACAGACGCAGTCTTGATGCACTTGACGTTGCTGAACGGTTTGCCAATGGGCTGGCTACGCTGTCAGAATTAACTGCTGCGGAGGCTGCTGCGAGTGATGCTGCGGGGGCTGCGTGGGCTGCGAGGGCTGCGTGGGCTGCTGCGAGGGCTGCGAGTGATGCTGCGAGGGCTGCGAGTGATGCTGCGAGGGCTGCGTGGGCTGCTGAACGTGAAGCGCAGGCAGTGCTGTTTATTTTGATGTGTGAGGGGGCGAACACATGAGCCGCCTGTTATTTGCTGCCGCCCGTGGGGCGAGGATACAGTACAGGTCGCCCATAGATCGCAACTGGAAGGAGAGTGCATTTCGCCTATGGCCCGATCTACATGATTGCAAAACCGCCGATAGTCTCTACCGCATCCACCCGGCAGACGAGCATTTGCAGTACGGCCCGGTCAGCACGGAGGTACGCAAAGCCGCAGAGAACATCGCGAAAAAGGCGTACCTACACGACGTACTAGGTCACTACGGCCTTGCCGCGATTGACGATTACTTATCACGGTCAAATGAATTTGGGTATTGCTGGGACAAAGCCATGAACGCAACTGCTAATCAGAAACAATTATTTCTTTTAATCTTGGCCGAAGCACTGGCCGATGAGGGGATGTGATATGGACAAAGAACTACTTGAACTCGCAGCAAAGGCTTGTGGGCTGGAAGAGGCAAAGATGCGGATTGAGTTTAACCAGTGGAATCCTATTGAAGACGATGGCGATGCGCTGCGGCTGGCGGTGCAGTTGCAAATTATTGTTGGTAGGTACGACAACTATGTAAACGCCGCGCCTTTGCATGACGGTGCAAAAGAAATTGTCATCTGGAGCCACAACGAAAAAGACCCCTACGCCGCAACCCGCCGCGCCATTGTCCGCGCAGCAGCAGAAATTGGAAGGAGTATGAAATGACAGGATTTGATTCAAAGCGCCAAGCAGCGCAGCAAGCCGAGCCGGTGGCTCAATCCGACTTGGTTAAACGATTGCGTGATACTGCTAGCAAAGGAGTATCAGTCTGGGGTGATTTGCAAATGGAAGCTGCCCGAGAGATTGAGATTCTTACGGCAGAGCGTGAATCCTATGCAAGTGCAATGGACAGGATGCTGGAAGCACAGCCAGAGCAGCGCAAGCCGCTGACGGATGATGTGCTTGTGCCGCTGGAAATTTTGGAAGCTGCTGCAAACTCGTTGGATAGTTTTTGCGGTAATTTAGGCTGGGGAGACGCAGATTTGCAAACCTTGGACAACCTATTTGCAGTTATCGAGCAGCACAAAGCCGCCCACAACATCAAGGAGGGGACATGAGCGATACGATGCTTTTCGGCGTCTTAAAAATGCCTTACGAAATGGCAATGCGAGATGAAATTTCACGCATCCAGTTTTACCAAAGGGTACAGCAGCTAGTTGATAGAGTGGAGGCGCAGCCACAGCAGGAGCCGGTGATTAGCGAATGGAGTTTGCGGGAAGTGTATTTTGATGACGACGGAGAACCGTTAATGCACAGAAGCCCACCCGCAGCACAGCGCCCGTGGCAGGGGCTGACTGCCAGCACAATATTGAACCTGATGCCCAGCAGCATCCCTGCCGAATACGACGGCGAACTGATGGAATTTGCCCGAGCAGTGGAAGCCAAACTGAAGGATCGCAATGGATACTGAAGACGAAGAGTTTGAGCGTTTCAAGCATGAGCAGAAGTTCAGGCTGGACAGCACCTTCACGGCAGCAGTGGCACAAGACTACTTCTGGATGCCTATTGACGATCAGACACCTCAAGGTGTCAAGGTGCTGTTACTAGGACGGTCTGGTGTTGCCACGATGGGGCACTACATCTACAAGGTGGGCGAGACGCAGTTCTGGCAGTATTGGGCACCACTGCCCAGGAAGCGTCTATGAGAGACAAACGCATCGACAAAGCCAAGCGTGTAGGTGAGCCACTGTCTGTGGTCTACTCAATCAAGCTGACTCACAGCCAGCGTATTAAGTTGCTTCAGCTTGGTGGACCAAGGTGGTTGCGTGAGCAAATTGACAAGGCGCAGAATGACAAGACTAGAGAAAGATTTATAAGATGAAAATTGAAATAAATATTGATAACAAAACAATCAAAACATCGCAGTCTGAATTGTTGATCTTGCTAAAAATTAGTGCTGAGATTATGGATAGCGGTGATGTGTATCCATATTTTTCTGAAGATTATGACAAAAAAGATTTAGCTAATGCCAGGTCTTTAAGCATAAAAATTAGAGAGCTTATTGATCCTCTTCTGGCATAAATCCTAAAAGACCCAACGGTGCAGCTGAATACATTGGCGCTCTTCTACGAATAAATGCGTCTAAAACTTCTTCTGGTGTTTGTCTTGTAATTCTGGCAGTTCTTTCAATTGACTGATTGATGTGTTCAATCATTGGCATACCAGGAACACCTTTTAATCCCTTCCAAGTTACGTCTTGGAAATTTCCTGGCTTAACTCCATATGCTGCCGCCAAATCATTGACCACTTGTTCTGCAACACCATAAGAATCACCAGCAGGAGCTTTTAGACCAGGATAAATCCCACTCATCATTTGCTCATCAATTGTGGCCCTGTTCATATCACCCAAAAAGTTCGCTGAAAAATCAAATCGTTTTGGTTGTTCAGTTGCTTTTAATCCAACGCCTTTATTGATTACCTTGTCATACATAGCCATGTTGCCAGATGCAAACCTACCTCCAATTGGATAAGGTAAATCGTATGCATTTTTTGGAATAGCTGTTGCTTGTTCTCTCAAATAATTGCCGTAGTTTGCCATTAAGAAATTAGATGTTGGGTCTGCTCCACCAGTAGTTGCAGCCATTGCGTCTGCAAAATCATCCTTAAATCGTTGACTACCTTTTTTTGCGCCAAGTCTTTTTATATACTCTTCTTCAAGTTGACCCATTGCATACCAATTTTCTGCATTTGGGTCTAATTTTCCAGCCTCATACGCTTCTGATAATTTCTTGCGTGACTGAGGAGTGTCATACATTGCCTTGTACTTAGCAATTGTTTCTGCTTTAGCTGGCAATGCTTGAGTTAATGTTTCGCCTTGTAAGTTGTATTTCTGTGGGTCTGCAAAAAATCTTTTTGACACATCAAAATAAGGTGTGTAATTCCCCTTCTCAATATCTTTTTGAGCTACGGTACTCGCTTTTTGTACTGCTTTTGCTTCCGGTGAGAGTTGTTTTGCCAAATATTCTTTTTGCTTTACCTTGTCAAATGCTAAAACTGGTGGCAATCTGTCTGGATATTCAGTCCTCATTTTTATTGGATCAAATCCAACATTTGCATTTTTAGAAGCTGGCACCACACCAGGCATTAATCCCTGGCGCTGCAAGTAACCCTCGCCCATTCTCCCGGCTGTTGGGCCTAGTGCTTTTGCCGCAGCTTGAGCAGGTCGAGCCATTGGCAGCATCTGGGTTGCAGTACCAACAGGAAACCCAATCTGAGCGCCTGACCTAACCCTGGCGGTGTTGGGGTCCAGGACGCTCCCAGCCATCTCGTCTGGTGCCATTCCTAACAGTCCACCAAGTGCGCCATACACCTCTGGATACTGCTGGCGTAGGTAGGGTTCTGCTGGACCTTGCAATTGCCTTGTATTTGCAAGCAAATTAGGCTTGCGCTGTTTCTTCAGAAACTCCAAGTCTTCCAGCAGCCCCATGATGCGCTCCTAGCTGATCTGCGTGATTGAGATATCAGTGGCAGTGGCGTTACGGATAACAGCCACCTTGTCACCACCCGCGCAGGCCACATACTCAATGGAGTTGATTGGCAGCATGGGTGAGGTTGTGATGCTGGCGGTTGGATTGCTGCCAATGGCGAAGTGGCAGTGCGCCCCTCCACCGTTCGCTAGGCGCAGCATGGTGACGCCAGCCCCCACTGCTGTGGACTGCACACTGCTGGCTGTGACCGTCATCACCTGGGTGGTGCCAAGCGCACCAAAGGTAGTCAGTTGACCGTTATCGTCACGAAATAGCTTGCTCATTCTGTTGCTCCTGTTCCAATTAAAGTTCCAAAACCCATTTGCTGTGCCTTTTGGCGAAGTGATGTTGCCAGTGGCTCCACCCGCATGATATTCGCCTTTGCCATCATCTGTGCTGCCAGCTTGGGGTCAAGCATGGCTTGCACCAGAAGCTGTTGAATCTGCTCATCAGGCAACTTGTACAGGAAGTCTAGCGGCCTGGACATTGTGCGTAGTGTGGTGTTGGTTGCCATTGACTCGCTGAAAATCTTACCAATGAGGTTGCCCATTGACATATTTTTGAAGGTGTCTGAGCCTGGTGGCTTGATGCCTGGTGCAGTTGCCGCCATGCCCCTATTGATCTCGTTGATGATGTTGTCCAGCTTGGACTGCGCTGATGGTGATAGCTTGGTGCCTAGCTCATCCTGTGCAACAGCAAGCTGCCTGCGTAGTGCTGATGCCGCTAGGACTGGATTACCCGTACTGATGTTAGGTAGTCCCGTAGTGACCTTGGCCTCAATGCCTTGGAGCAGGCGCATCTGGTCAATGCCTTTTGATAACTTGGAATATTTGTCCAAGTAGGCAGCATAGCCAGGAGCTGCAGCTTCAATCACATCATCTGCCGCTGCAATGACTTGCTTTAATTGATCGCCAGCAAGTTTTAGGCTAGGATTCTCTTGGTTGTACACTCCTCGCGCTGCTTTAGCCAAATCCTTGCGAACTTCGTATAACTCCTCTGGAGTCTTTGCTAACTTCACACGATCTACGGCAAATTTCATAGCTGTCTCAACGTCCTTACGAACCCCAACAGGACTAGACATTACATTGTTGATAGCTTGATTTACCACTAATTGAATTCCACTTTGGAATGTCTCAGGGTTAACAGTTACGCCTTCGAATGCAGCCACGCGCATCGGTGTTGTGATTGCTTTACGCTTGGCTTCAGCGTAGGGGATAGAGCCAGGCTTGCCACCTATCTGTCGGAAGGCGTTGAGGATAGCCTCTTGGTTTTGGTTGATCTGCTGACCAAAGAGGTTGCCGCCAGTGTCTAGGCCACGGATAGCTGTCTCTGCACCAGCAAGTCCAGGGTCACGCGCTGTACCTGCCGCCGTAGGACGTACACCTGGCACCAGTGGCGCAGACATCTCCATGTTCTGCATAGCTTGCTGGGGATTGGTGGCAAGGCGGTTCAGGACGTTACCAACAATGACCTGGCGTCCTTGCTCTGTGAACGGCTTGACCAGTCCACCAGGCACCGCCAATGCTCGCTGTGTGGTGGACAGTGATGGGCCACCTGGAGCCACCATACCCGCCAGCATTGCACCACCCATCTGAGCGTATGGGTTAGCACCGCCCTCACGCAATGCACCCCCAGCACCTGCTGCTGTGATTGCTGCGGCTGACTGTGCCTGTGGGCTTTGCGCGAAGAATTTAGCGGCCTCACTTAGCATTCCCGGCAACCTTGGAGCAACTGCGCCAGCAGCCCTGGCAACTCCAGCAGTTCCATAACCAGCCGAACCAACGTCCTGCACTACCCTCTCTTGTGACGTCTCAGGTTGTGGGAAACCCATGCGGTTCAGGTTTGTCTGAGTCGCCTGCGTCATTGTCGGAACCTTTGTCCCTGCCGCCAAGTTGAACAGGTTCACCAAAGGGTCCACCGCCATTGGCAATAGACCACCAACAGTCATTGCAGCTTGCGCCATTGGCCTTGCAGCCAACCCAGTTTGGCGCATCAGCTCATCTGGCATGGACCTTGATCCTGGAGCTGGTGGCAGTTGCTCAAGTGCCTTGGTGATTTCTTCCATGCTCATCCCGTCAGGGAATGAGATGTCACCGTAGCCAATGACGTTAATGACTTGTGCCATGATAAGTTCCTATCGGTTCACAAATTTCTTTTGGGCAGGGTCCCAGGTCAAGCCTGACCCACCAGCCCCAGGCACCACAGGTGCTGGTGGTGTGTAAGTTTTTCCTGCGCTCATTTTCATGGCTTCAGTAGCCACAATTCTGGCCTGTCGTTTCTGCTCAATCACCGCTGTGCTGTCCCCTGTCACTGGGAAGTAGGTGGCGTACTCTTGTTTGGCTTCATCTGCACCAATTGCTGCACCAGACTCCTTGCGGAGCTTGGCTCTTATCCAATCACTTGCCGCCTGCTGGTATCGTTGGACATCAGGGTTTTGAACAGTTCTTTGAGCAGCACCTCCAACAAATGGTATTGCTCCAGCCATAGCAGACCCAACACCTGGATAGGAACCCGACGCCTCAAGTGGAGGAAGGATGCTATTGGCTCTCTCCATTCGCTGGGCAAAACCCATTGCATTGGATTGACTTTCGGTGAGTGCAGTTCCCTTACCCTTGGCTGGCGCACCTCCAACAGTGGATTGAATAATGGCCCCAGTGTCCATGTTAATAAGACCAATCGTTCCATCCTCAAGCTGTACTTGTTGTGTCCGTGGTGCCTTGTCCGCTGGTGGAGCTGCTCCAGCCCTTTTCAAAGCCCCAAGAGTTTGCATATTAAACGGCTGTCCCATTCTCTGCAGCTGCTTTTCTTCGGGTGTTAAAGCCTCTTGTTTGGGTCCATACCCAACAACTGGTGTATATACACCACCCCTTTGAGGTGTCACCAGCATAGGCTTACCGTCAGGACCAGTAACCTCAATTGGCGCAGCAGCCGCTTCTGGAGGGTTTATTTCTCTGGCTTGCCTGTAAAAGTCAAAGCCTTTGGTAAATTCTCCCGCATCCATTGCAGCCCGTCCTGACTGCATTAGTTTGTTGGCTGTAACCTGTGGTGATTCCATCTCACCAGGTGTTGATAACCCCATGATGCTGGCAAGTCGAGTATTCAACTCCTTGGCCTTCTTCGCCTCTTCCATCTTCTGCTTCATGCCCATCTGAGTCAGCGCACCCGTCTGCGCTTTCTCGTACCCGGCTTGGCCTGCCTCAAACGCCCCGCCTATAGCCTCACCAATACCAATGCGCCGGGTGCTTTCCCCGCCAGCCTTAAGCAAGGCTGCAGACGCTGCCAGCATTGCATTGCGCTGCATAGCAGCACGTTGTTCTGGCGTCAGGTACTCGTCAAGGTAGTTTCCACCACCACCGCCAAAGGCGCTGCCAAGCAGTCCTTCTAAATTAAAGTCAGCCATGATTTATCCCCCCAACAAACCAAGAAGACCACCAATTGCAGCACCAGCAGGACCACCAATTGCAGTCATGCCTGGTAAAGCACCAAGCGTATAACCGTATCCAGCACCACCCAGTGCGCTGGACAATGCATTCCTGGTGGTCGGTGTTGTTTGGCTACCGCCAGCATTAGGCAAAGCAGTGGACATTGCCTGCTGAGTAATGCCCAGCTTCTCTAATCCAATACCGCGCAGTGCATCCAACTGCTGCTGGGTCATTTGCTGTTGCGCTGACCCTACGCCCATGACGGCCTGTGCGCCACCAAGACCAAGGCTCTGCTGCTGCGCTCCAAGTGCGCCTAGCTGTCCAGCAGCACCAAGACGCTGTGCATTGGCGGCAGCGTAAGCCTGTTGGTTAGCTAGGTCAGACTGCTGGGCCAACTGAGCGTTGAACTGAGCCATAGCATTCTGCGCTGCTGCATTACCGCCCATCGCAGCGTTGATGGCACCAGCACCATACTGAGCCGCACCAGTACCTTGTGCTGCTGTTTGGAGGTTAGCCTGCTGCTGTCGTGCCAAGTCTTGCTGCATCAGGTTGGCGCTGGTGTCAAACCCTTGCTGGCGTAGCTGTGCGGACATCTGAGCCGCCTTGTCAGCATAGGCTCGGTTGGTAGCTGCTTCCGCAACTCCTTGGCGTGTACCGCCATAGGCTTTAGCCCTAGTCGCAGCCTCACCCATCTGTTGTACGGCTGCTTGCCGTGCGGCCTCAATGTCACTCAGGTTGTTGGTGATGACTTGATTGGTGTACGGGTTCATGTACTGCCCGATATTGCCCATGTTGCTCTGAGCAGCAGTGACATCAGTGGGTGTGTAGCCAACAGCACCAATCTGGTTGGACAGACCAGCGTTGACGCCGCCTGTGTAGTAAGGGTTGAACTGAGCCGCTTGGTTGGCGTACTCGGCTGCAAGGTTGGTGGTTCCAAGACCTTGACCCGCCAAACCAGTGTTCACCATCTGCTGCTCACCAGCCCGATAGATGGGGTTGAAGTCAGCAAACTCCCTGACAGGTAACGCCGAGGCTACGCCCTGCGCCTGCTGCAAGTTCTGCAGGTAGGCAGCTTTAATTGTGGGATCAATTTGTGTGGTGACTGTCTGGCTTCCGCCGCTTTTGCTCATGGTGTTACTCCAACAGAGATTTCAAACGCTTGGCTGGAATCTTGCCTGCGTTAATTTGTTCGAAAATGTTCGCGCCATACTTCTGCACCGCCTTCTTGCGGATGACGTACTCGCCATTTTCCAGTGCTGCGTAACCATCGTCTGGCCCAGGTGGGTTGTTCATCTGGGGTTTCATTTTGACCATGCCGCCCTTGGCATACTCTCCACCAAAACCCCATTCGCCGCCAGTTTCGCCAGCCATGCCACCATAATCTGAATAATTAGGTCCGGTAAGTCCACCCATACCCGCTGAAGACCCAAGACCGCCTTCGTAGGCACCTGGGTCAATATACCCTTCCGGAAAACCACCAGTATTAACACCAGCAATGTTCCCGCCCAAAATGTCAGCCATTGTCAAACTACCAAGTTGATTTCCGACACTTGTTGCTAGTGTTTGTCCTAAACCTTCAAACCCAAGATTGGATAGGGCTGCTGACAAAGCTGCTTGGTTGTTAATCCCTGCCATACCAGTGCCAGTTGACGTATTCTCTCCACCAGCCGGTGACTCCGCAGTGGTTAACAGGCCACCTCCTGTTGTTGTCGTTGCCGCTGGTGGTTTGTAAACGGCTGGGTTGAAGCCACCAAGGTTGGTGTTGGCGGCTGTCTGCCCAGCTTGGGCTGCATACGCTGGTGACAGTGTGCGTTGAGGCGTCAGCGCCATCAGGGACTGGTACGGGTTAGCCGACTGAGATGCAGCGTTGATTTGCGCCAGCGTAGGCGCGTTCTGCTGAGTTGTGGCTGGCGTGTAGATGTTGCGAAAAGGCGTACCCGTAATGGCTGTGTTGGTCACCTGCGCTGGTGCAAGCTGGGTGCCTGTCACTTGCCTTGGCGTTGTTGGCCTGGTGATGGGCTGGACAGTACCAGTGCGAGTCGTAGTACCTGTCGTAGTACCAGCGTTCCTGGCTGCATTGGCGTTGATTTCCTGCGTTGCCATCCCCTTGAATATGCCAAGTTCAGAGGCGTCAACGTCAGTGCCAAAACGGTCAGCAAAGTATTGAAGCCCTGATGCATCAGGTTCACGCCCCAAGACTGATAGGTACATCTGCCGAATAGCATCATTCGTTGTTGGCGCAGCAGCTCGTTCAGGTTGAGCCGCCACACTGAATGTGGACAACTCAGTAGGGTCAACGTCAGACCCAAACTGAGATGTCCAGTAAGCAATTTCAGAAGCAGATGGTGCTCGTCCCAAGACCCGTTGGTAGGCGTCTGCAATGGACATTCCAGTAGCAGCAGTTGTAGTGGCTCCAGTTCCAGCAGCAGTTGTAGTGGTAGTGTTAGCTGCTGCTGCCGCCTGTTGTGCAGCTAATTGCTGTGCTGCATTTCTAGCTGCATTGGCAGCAACTTCTTCAGCCGCCATGCTCTGGAAAATACCCAACTCAGTGGGGTCAATGGACGTACCGAAACGCTCCGCAAAGTATTGCAAGCCAGAGGCGTCAGGCGCTCTGCCCAGAACTTGCTGGTACATATCCCGCACGGCTGTATTCGTTGGTGCTGCCGCTGCGAGTTCAGGTTGAGCCGCTACGCTGAAGGTTGACAGTTCAACAGGGTCCACGCTGTTACCAAACGTAGACTGCCAGTAGGCAACTTCGTCAGCACTTGGTGTGCGGCCTAAGACTCGCTCGTAGGCGCTCTGGATTGACATATCAGCCATGCTATAACTCCTTGCTCATAATCCACCACTGTGGTGTGTAACCTGTCTTCGCCAGAAAAGTCTTCTGCCATCCCTTGCGTCCAGCTAAAGTGACGCGAGTGCATCCAAGGCTCTTACCCCAAGCCTCGATCATTGGTGACATCAGTTCTAGTTCTTCCATCACGCCTGCTGCTAGAAAATAGTTTAGGCATTTTTGCTGTGGGTGGAGAACAATCTCCGTAACCACCACCGAATTCCGTCCAGGCCAGAATTGCATCTTGGCTTGCTGGACCAGCTCAACGACATCCTCAAATGTGTGAGTGTTCAACGAATATTTTAAGGCTTTTTCAATCTCTGGCCTCAATCTCTCAATATCTGTCATAGTGCCGTTGCCGATAACGCTCCTGCGTTACTCACCACCACACTGTACCTAGTGCCATTTGGTGAGGTCAGTATCAGCTTACTGCTGCTAATCTCAACGTCAGCGTTAGTCTTTCGATTCAGTCGGTCAGCGTTCTCCAGCAGGAAATTACGCTGTGCCTCCATCACTGGCGTATAGACTTGAGGTGGGTGCGGTACGTTGAGAGACATCAGCGTTTCCCGGCTGGCACTGCATCTAGTCGCATAACCCCCACCCGCCAATCACTCAAAGTATCGGCTGTCACCTTCATCTTGACTTGGCGTCCACTAAACCGTGCGTCTGTTGGGTTGGCGCTGGTGAATGGACCGTAGGTTGTCTCTGTGTCGGTTGGATAGAAACGGCTGCTGAAACTGATGTTGACATCCCCAAGGTTGGATTCGTCCGGTATCACCTTGCGAACCTGCATGATCTGCTCGCCATTGCCAATCTCCACCGGACCTGACTCAGCGTAAATTGTCTGTGAGTCATAGGCAAAGCCCACCTCATGCTCGTAGATGTAACCGTCAGCACTGACCATCAACGGGTTGTTGAAGACGCCCTTGTCAACCCCAGCCAGACGCGCCAAGGTGCCTATGGACCAATGATTCTCACGGTAGTTATAGATAACGTAGGAGTCATTCTCGATGCTGGCGCTGCTGGTGTAGAACCACCATATCTCACCGAACTTGGAGTTGTGGACAGCGTAAACCTTGCTGGCCTGCTCCAAGTTGATATTGCTGAACACATAGTCGCCAACGTCAGAAGGTAGTGGCTTGACGTAACCGTCGTAAATCCAGAAACCTGAACGTGACATCCAGATGGCTGCTGTATCAATAGCCGCCACTGCCTGGGGTCCAATCAAGCCGCAGCCAGATCCAGCCTTCTCAAATGAGAAGACGAACGGCTGACCAATGTAGCTGCTGGTGTGGACATCAACGTCAGTGAATATTAGGTTGACGCCTCGCACCCGCTTACCCGCCAAGATGGAGCCGACAGTTGTCAGCTCAAAGCTGCCTGCTTGGTTATTGGCGGCTGGCGTCCAGGTGGTGTTGTCCTCCTGATCACACCAAGCCACAAGCCGAGGATTACCGCTGGCACCCAAGGCGAACATGAAACGCTCAGAGGTGGTCATCACCGCCGCGCAACTGGTGGGTGCATTGACAATTGCCACTGCCTTGGTTGGCGTTGTGAATCCCAACTGCCACTCAAGCAGTTGACCGTCAGAGTTGCAGCAGCCGACCCAATACTCACCCCAGGTATCCATTGACCAAGTAGCAGCGTTGATGATTGCGCCAGTGTCTGGCCTAGCCACACCATAGGCAAATGCACCATAGTTTCCGTAGCCATAGCCAACTAGCAGTGATGCATCTGCTGCACCAGGTGTGAATATCGTTGGTGTTATTTCCTTCAGCGTCCCCGCCTGGTTCATCACATACAGCTTGGTGTTGGTGCCAGCAACAATCCACCGAGTTGAGCTGTTGTCACGCCAATTGATAATGCCACGGCAGGTGCCTGACATCTGTCCATTAGCCCTCTTGCGCCAGCCGCCAACTGGCCTGAGTGTGTTCTCAAACCACCGAACCAAGTTAGCGCCGAACCACCGACCCATTGATTGGTATTCAGTGCCGTTACGGTAAACGCCTGCTGGTATCTTGAGTGGCATCAGCATATTGATCTTTCAGACAAACTGTCTAGTACCTTGCTTGTCGATAATTAGAGCCTGACCCCTTGGCTTGTCAGCAATGCTGATGTGAGTCCAAGAATCGTATTCACGGATGATTTGGTCAAAGGGAAGTTTAGCCGAAATCAGCGCCCTCACCACAGCGTCTGGCGTCATCCCAGGCACCCTAAAGTCACAGGCTAGTCCTTGCCTATGCTGCGAGGTGTCCTTGCTGCCTACGGCATCATTCACAGCCTTGCTGCGGAAGGCTGAGTTGATCATCACAGGCTTGCCGCCAAGTGCTGTCTTCATTGTCTCCAAGAACTCAGCCA